CCAGGGCGGCGCAGATCGAGCGCAAGGTGGACGACAACACGGCCATCACCGAGGACATCGCGCGCCTGAAAACCACCGGCCGCACGATCAGAAGCATCGTTGTCTGGCTCGGGGGCCTGGGCGCGGGCATCGTGGGTCTGTGGCAGCTGGTCGGGCTGTTCCGCGGGCCGCCTGGTGGCGGCGTGGGGCCGGCGCCGTGACAGGGGGCAGCGATGGCTGAAAAGGTGGTGATCGGCAATGCGGAGCTGTGGCACGGGGACTGCCGGGAGGTGCTGCCGTTGCTGCCGCAGGTGGACGCGGTGATTACCGACCCGCCGTTCGGCCTGGGCGACAAGATGCAAGGCGGCACCTGGGGCGCGAAAGTTGGCTTTAAGGAAATGCTGGAATGGGACGCAGAGGCGCCAAGCGTTGAACTGCTGCTGAAGATTGCCAGCATGGCGCCGCGCACCGTGATGTGGGGCGGAAATTACTTCGGGCTTCCTGCTTCGCGTGGCTGGCTGGTGTGGGACAAGGCAAACGCAGTACCAACCATGGCCGACGTGGAACTGGCCTGGACGAACCTAGACCGGCCTGCGAAGCGTTTTCGTGGCTTGGTGGGGCGCGTTGAGTATGGGCACCCGACACAGAAGCCGTTGGACTTGATGCTGTGGACGATTGAGCAGGCAGGGAACCCAGCGCGAGTGCTCGACCCATTCATGGGAAGCGGAACAACCGGCGTTGCCTGCGCCCAGCTTGGCAAGGCGTTCATCGGCATCGAGCGCGAGCGAAAGTACTTCGACATCGCCTGCGATCGCATAGCCCGCGCCCAGGCGCAGGGGTCGCTACTGCACCCCGAAGAACCGCGCCAAGCAGTGCAGGAGGCGCTTCTTTGAAGGTCAATCCGCGCGTTGCCACAGGCGCAGCCGTTGGCGTCATCGCGCTGGCGGCGCCCGTGGTGATGTGGTGGGAGGGGAAGGAGAACGACCCCTATGTCGATCTTGTCGGAGTGAAAACCGTTTGCTACGGCGAGACACACGGCGTCCAGATGCGGCGCTACAGCGACGCGGAATGCTCGGCCATGCTGATGCAGCGCCTCGCGCAGTTCGATGGCGAGTTGTCGCGCTGCATCACCCGGCCCGATGTGCCGGTGCATGTGCGGGCGGCGTTTTTAAGCCTTGCGTACAACATCGGGAGCGACGCGGCGTGTAAATCTACAGCCATAAGAAAACTGAACGCTGGAGATACTGCAGGGGCGTGCGCAGAAATATCAAGGTGGACTATGGCCGGCGGCAAAGTTGTAAACGGCCTAGTAAAACGCCGCAAAGCAGAAAGAGAGCTTTGCGAAAGCCAGAGCCTACGTTAAAATTGGCGTGTGAAGTATCTATGCCGCAATTGCAAGTTGCCGTTTAGCCCGGCAAAGCCAGAGCATCAACGTTTTTGCTCCAGTATGTGCAAACTGATGCACAAAGTAGACAAGTCTGGAGAGTGCTGGATTTGGGGAAGAGCCATTGCCAAAAGTGGCTATGGCGTACTCAATATAGACAACAAGCTAGTAACAGCGCATCGTTTTTCGTATGCGCTACATGTGGGCGACATCCCGCGCGGCTTGTTTGTCTGCCATAGGTGTGATGTACGCGCTTGCATAAACCCGGCGCATCTGTTTCTTGGCACCAACCGGGAAAACATAGCGGACATGAACAACAAGAAACGGCACGGGATGCTTGGCAAGAAAAGGTCGCCAGAGACAATTGCCAAAATTTCTGCCGCCAGAAGGGCTAGCGGGTGGCGCCCATCCAAGAAACAGCTGGAAGCAATGCTCGCAGGTAGGCGGGCTATTCGGTCCAAAAACACCGACCCACCCCCATGACCGACCGCTACCTCTCCCGAAAACTCATCGTCGCCGTGCTAGGCATGCTGCTCGCCTGCTTTCTTCGCTGGCGCGGGCTGATCGCCGATGGGGCCTGGGAATCCGTGATGCTGGCGGCGCTGCTGGGCTACCCGGCAGCGAACGTGACGCAGAAGGCTTTGGAGGGCAAACAGCCGTGATCCCGATTCCACTGCCCGTCATCGCCGCCCTGGCAGCCGCAGCCATCGGCGCCGCATCTGGCTGGACGCTGCGAGGATGGCGCGCTGGCGCGCAGATCGAGGCGCTGCGGGCCGATCTGGCGACGGCGAAGGCCGACCATGCATCCGCAGTCTCGCGCGCTGCCAGCGCGGCGCTGGCGCAGTCTGAGGCGCACCGACAAACCGAGGCGGCGTGGACTCGCCGCATGCAGGAGGCTACCGATGTGCTCACAAAGGACCGCGCGGCGCTTGCTGCCCGCGCTGCTGCTGCTGCTGGCGATGCTGGCCGGCTGCGCAACCAGCTCAACGCCTACACCTGCACCGCCTCCAGTGGCCCCGCCAGCGATACCGGCGCCGCCTCCGGTGCAGGATCCGCCAGCCTCGGGGACGTATTGGACGGCGTACTGCGCGACTATCGAGCGGCTGTCGGCGCAGCTGAGGACCACGCTGCCGACGTTCGGGCGCTGCTCAGGGCCTGGCCTCGCGGGGAGGTGAAGCCGTGAAGCGAATCACGATCCGCGTGCAGCGGCGCGAGGGGCGCGGGGGCTGGTGGGTGCGCATCGGCGGGCTTGAGCTTGTGCACCGCACGCAGTTCGACGCGGCGATGAAGGCCAAGCTGCTGGCCATCGAGCACCTGGTCGGCGGCGGGCATTCCGAGGTGTTCATCCACGGCAAGGACGGCTCGATCAAGCGGCGCGACACCTACCCGCGCAGCAGCGACCCGAGGCGGTCAAAGGGCTAGGCATGACGGCACTTCGCGACGGCTGCACCCCCGCACAGCGCCAAGCGCTAGACGCGCTGCAGTCTGGCGAAGTCCGCGCGTATCTCGTGATTCATCCTGACGGCTGGGTGTCCCCGCCGATGAGGTTTGCGGACGCTGCGCAGCGGGATCGGTTCGCCGTGCAACAGCGCGCGGTGCTGGTGCCGCTGGTGGTGGAGAGGGGCGCGACGGGCTGAAATGTAACAGTCTAAAAATGTGCTTGCGTGAGCGCTCACGATGCCCTAGTATTCACACATCGCAACACGCAACCCGGAGAGCCCAACATGCAAGCCAACCTGAACAAGACGCAGCAATTACTGATTGCCGAGGCCTCCAAGCGAGGCGGCCATTGGGGAATCGAGTGCGGCAGCGGTCGCGGAGCCAAGGGCGGCCGCATCAGTTACGGCAACCGCGAGCGGGCGGCGATGTTCGGGCTGGAAGCTGCCGGGCTGATCACCATCACCAGCCGCGTTAAGGACATGCACTGGTCCGGCAACGGAAACACCATCCACAGCACGATGTTTTCCTTCGCGCTGAAGCCATCCGCAATCAAGCTGGTGGGCTAAACCGCATGACCGCCAAAACCCCCGCCGAACGCCAAGCAGCCCGCAAAGCCCGCGAGCTTGCCGCAGGCCGTGTCCGGTGGGCGCGCTGGGTGCACCCGGATGACGTGCCGGCGCTGGCCGAGTACGCGGACAAGCTGGCGCGTAAGCGTGCCAAGCCTCGCACCTATCCCCCACGCCCCCACGGCTGATAGCTGATTTCGATTCCCGCCGGGGGGGCCATAAAACCGACCGCATAGCGCCGCACAGCGCTGTCGGCCATAGCGCAAACCCTCCTGCCTGATAGACGCTGCACCGCACAGAATTGCCGTGAGTAGCGCCGTGGTCCCCCATCACGGCCACACGCGATCCCCCACGCTGCGGTGTACCTCTACCAACTCCCCTCCGGCCGCTGGCGCGCGCAGATCGAGCTACGCGGCATCCGCGAGTCCAGAACCTTTGCCACCAAGGGCGCCGCCAGGGCCTGGGCTGTGCAGCGCGAAGCCGAAATACTGGACGGCACAGCATCGCGCTGGCCGGCGAAAACCTACGCCGATGCGCTGGCCCGGTACGAACGCGAAGTGACGCCGGGCAAAGGCGCGAAGGTCTTCGAGGCCAGCGCCATGCGCCTGATGCGGCGCGAGCACGCGGCTATGTTGGCAAAGCCACTGCACACCCTGCAGCCATCGGACATCGCGGCATGGCGCGACGCGCGGCTACAGGCTGTCAGCGCGAGCACGGTGCACCGCTATGCACACCTTCTGCGCGCGGTGTGGTCTGCTGCGGCTGAATGGGGATGGTGCCCGCGGGAATCGCCCTGGCGGGCGGTTCGGCTACCGCCTCCGGCGCCACCTAGGACTAGGCTCCTGCGCTGGCAGGAGATACGGCGGATTCTGCGGCGCCTGGGCTACGTCAGCGCGGCCCCGCCCATCACGGTCGGCCAACAGGTAGCCTGGGCGTGGCTCGTGGCGCTGCGCACGGCGCTGCGGGCCGGCGAGGTGCTTGCGTTGACGGGCGAGTCGGTCGATCTGGTGCACCGCGTTGTGACGCTGCGGACGCACAAGACTGCGGCCAGAGTGGGCGTGCGGGAGGTGCCGATTACGCGCCAGGCGGCGCGGGTGCTGGCCGTGCTGCACCGGCCGGGGGCGCTGTTTAGCGTGTCGTCAAGGTCGAGGGATGCGCTGTTTCGCAAGGCCCGCGCGCAGGTGCTGGCGGACGGCTTGACCTTTCACGACTCGCGCGCTACGGCGCTCACACTGCTGGCGCGCAGGATGGACATCCTGGCGCTTGCGCGGGTTTCAGGGCACGCGGACCTTAGGCAGCTGCAGAGTTACTACAGGGCTACCGGGAGGGAGATTGCGGCGCGGCTGTAGGGCGCATAGGCCACTTGGCCGCACTTGTGGCTCACGAAGCGCCCATCAGCATCATCTTGATTTCGTCCATCGCAAGCGCGTCTTCCTGCTTGCTGAAGGAGTACGGCAGCAGCTTGCGATAGGCCCACGCAAGCAGGCGCCGGGCGTCTTCCAGTTGGTCGGCGCGGCCTTCTGCGTAGGCTTCCTCTGGCGTCGCCGGCAGCGTGTTCGCTAATTCAGCGCCCTCTGCTGTGGTCAGCGGGTCCGGTGCGCCAAATGAAAAGTTGTCTTGGTTCATGTCTGTCTTTTGCTTCGTTGTTGCAGGGGCCTAGCCCGTCACTCAAGCTGACCTGCTACGGCCCTCGGTCTTGTCGCTCATGTCTTCACTCCTGCTTGCCCGCCATCGCAGCGGCGTTCGCTCGCGTTCCGAAGCCGAACAAAGTTGATCGCCGGCACCAGAGCCAGACGGCCCAAGCGGCCGGACTTGCCGAAGGCGTACCACTCGCCGTTCACCAGCCGGATGCGCGGCGAGTGCTTACGATGCATGGTCATGTCCTGACTCCTTCTGGCTTCCCGCCTACGCGCCTCGCCCCCCTCCCCTCCCAAGCCTCGATTGTCGATTCCCGCCACCAGCGCAGCCGCGCGCTGATCATCCGATCAGGCGGAGGGAAATCCGGCCGCGTCACGATGCGGTCTGTGACGTGCTTTCTGGTGCACGACCAGCGGGCGGCTAGTGCGGAGGTGGATAGGTAGTTCATGGGTTAGCGGACACCTTGTCCATCAACTAGCGTTGGGCGTCTCGAATCTTTCCTCGTGCCGCCCCCTGCACGGGATGTAGCTTCTGTCGTGGCCACTCGGCCACCCTTTGCAGTAGCGACCGACGTGCTCCTGCTTCTCGAATATCGGGCCGAAGTAGTGGCTCCCGCACACGGGGCACTTAAATGGCCGCGCGCTGGGGTGCGCGCGCTCCGGCTCCGGCCGCCCAACAGGGCGCTCGAACGGAGAGCCCACGGCGGCGGTGGGTGCGTCTTCAGGCTTGGTCATGGGTGGGCTCCCGTTCAGCTTTCACGTTAACCACGCTCCAGCGCCGAGTCGCACTCCGTCCACACCGCAAACAGCCGATCCCGCGCTCCCTTGTCTTGGATCTCGCGCAACTCGTCGCCCAGCAGCGCCAGGGCGTCGCGGTCTGTGCAGGCGCGCATGCGTGCCTCGATTGCTGGTTCGTCTACGGCCGGTGCCTGCGACTTTCCCGCCAGCAGATCGCGCACCGCGTCAACGGACGATTGCCCTTGCTGCGACGGCTGCGGCGTCACGTCGATGATCTCGTCGTCGGTCTGCAGGCCCATGCTGATTTCAGGCGCGTAGGTGCGGATCAGGAACGCGGCGCTGCGGTACATCAGCATCAATTCCGGCATCGTCTTCCACTTGCTGCCGCTCTTGGTAGACCACCCTTCCGCCTGCGCCATCGCCATCGTTACCTTCGGGCCTTCGATGCGTTCGCCGGTAGCCTTCTCGACGGCCCAGGCGCGGCACTCGGTGCGGTCTTTGCTCCATTCGTAGCGCAGCGACGAGAACCGGCCGCACTGGTTGAAGCACGCGACGAGGAACTTCGATGACCATCCCGGGTTGCCGTGGACGATGTAGAGGTTTTGCATCACCATGAGCGGCGATGCCCCCATGCGGTTGGCCATCTCAAGGGCGACGATGCAGTTCGCCACGTTGCCCTGATACTGCGCAGGCACCAGCGACGAGGCGGCGAACGCCTGGCCGATGCGGTTGGCAAGGCGCCAGCTGGATTCCGAATTGAATCCCGGCATGACCGCGTTGTCGCGCGGCTCGGCCAGGGTCAGGGCTTGGGTCTGTTCGACGGTTTCGGCGGTCATGGGTTGTTCTCCAGTTGTGCCCACTTGGGCAGGTTGACAAGTTGCACGCGGCTTGCGTATCCGGGCCAGTCGCCGGACTCCAGGCACTTCGCGTAGAGGTTCAAGAGGCGCCGGTTCTCGCGGCGCGCGGCATCCAACACATCGTCGGCAAGCATGTAGGCGCCCGCGACGTGGGGCCATGCGGACTCGACGGCGGCAAAGACAAATCCGTGCACGCGCTTGCCTGTGGCAGCCTCAAAGCCGTCCGAGTACCACGCGGCCTGCAGGTGATAGCTGTAAGTCCAGATCGCGCGGCCAAACCCGTCAGGGCTTGCGTCCTGCGTGGTCTTGCCGTCAACGAGAATGACGCCATCCCCTGTCGGCCGCACCCAGTCGGGCCGGCACTTGCACAGGGCGCCAGTCTCGGAGTCGCGCCAGAAAGCCGAGGCTTCCGCGTAGCCTTCCGACAGCAGCGAGTGAAGGTCATGCACAGCGCGCACGGTCCACGCCTGCGCCTGGGCGCTTTGCAGGGCTTCTGCGTCCACTATCTGCAGGGTCTGTGCGTCGCGCCATTCGCGGCCGGTCTTGGTAGCGAAGTTCATGCCCTCCGGCTTGACGACGTAGCGGCGGCGCAGTTCCTGCGGCTCGAATAGAGCGCAGTGCACAAGCGAGCCATTCGCCATCGCCGCTGTTTGCTGCGGCTGCGGCCGGTTCGGTGCCATGTGCTGGCCGTAGAAATGCGCAGGGCTCTTGCGCAGGGCTTTCAGCCCGGTCGCGCCTAATGCCTGCACGGCGTGGTATTCCGCGGCCGGCATGGTTGGGTGTAGTCCGAGCTTCACAACACCCCCGCCCACATGCCGACCAGCGCAGCGCACAGCGCTGCCAAGATGGCCCAGTCGTGCCACTGATTACCGCTCGGCCGGGGATCGCGTTCAATGCCCGCCCACTGCGCGCGGTCTTGCGCGCCACGGGCCGCCCTGGTCCACGCCTCGGGCGATTCGAGAAAGCTCCGGCGCGGGCTCACAGCAGCACCGCCACGGCAGCGCCGATGATCACGAGCACCAGGGCGACCAGGGGCCAGAGGATCACGCCGTATTCGATGCCGTCGAAGTTGGCGTGGTCGTCAAGCTCGGACGCGGCGTGCGCTGCCTCGAAAGGCGGCATCGTGGGGGCGGCGGCCCACTCGTCGTCGAGGATCTTGCGGGCGCTCATGTCAGTAGCCCCCAAAGTCGCAGTCATCGGCATACCCGCCCATGCGCTGCTGCAGGGCTTCGGCGTGCATCTGCTCGCGCTCGCGGTGCAGCTGGTCAACGTCGCGCTGAATGTGGGCGCGGATGCGCTCGCGCAGTTCGTAGGCGGCGGCTTTGATGCAGTGCGGATGGTTGCTGTTGATGACCACGGCCAGCAGTTCGCCGGGGCACTTCCCGGACGGGTCGTAAGCGCTGCAAGACATGACGGCCACGTCGTGCACGGTGTCCGTGTTCGGCACCAGTTCGCACAGAGCCTGCAGCAGCACGATGTGCGTGCGCATGAGGTCGTCTTCGGCGTCGTCGCGCTGCGGCGCGTCGTCGTCCCAGTCGGGTTCTGGCTCGGTGCGCGCTTCGTAGGCGCGTTGTGCGCGGTTGAAGGCGGCTTCCTGGGCTGCGTAGGACATCTGGGCTCTCCTTCCGCCGTGGGTGGCGTGTGAGAGCATTATCACGAGCGTGATTTACCGTGTCAACACGTTTGTGATGTTTTTTCCTAGCGTTAACCCTAGGACCGTGTTTTTCCTAGCGGGCGCGCAGGTCTGCGCGGGTGTAGCGTTGGATGACTGGCGCAGGGGCGCCGGGTCGCTTGACCGTCAGGTAAAAGCGCCCGTGCTCGGTCCCGAACGCGCCTTCAATAACACAGTCGCCAGCGGCGTTTAGGCGTTCCGCAAAGGCGCGTAGGTCCGGCATAGCCTCCGAGTGACTGGAGGGCAGCCAGAGAGCACCTGGACCTATTGGCGGGCATTGCGGAGGCGCCCGCTCCGGTTCGTAGTCCCATGCAGCGATCCCCGCGGCCAGCGCGAGCAGGCCGGCCATTGCCTTTGTCGTTGCAGTCGTCGCCATCGTCAACCCTCTAGCTCAAGTCATGAGCTACTGACATTGGACCATGCGCCTATGGACACTGTGGCAACTTGGCCGCTCGGCCCCGCTATCGCTGTTGTCAGCGTAGACGTGCGAACGGCGCGGGTGCGCCTGCAGGGCGTCGTTACCGCGCCCGTAGTGGAAGCGACGCATTGCAGGATCGCGGGCCTGCATGCGGAGCGGGTCGACCTGGTGCTAGACCATGACGCGATGCTGACGCTCACCATGCGCAGCGCTGCCGATGCTGCGTTACGCGGGGCGCCTGCAGAGTTGTCGGGGCGAGTCACGGTCTGTGTGCCGTGCACGCGCCTAGCCTGGGCGTTGGAGTACTGCGCGATCATGACTCGGTGCGGTTGCGCGTGCGTGGCTGCGGCGCTTGATCGCCGGGCAGCGGGGGCGGCGTGAAGGCTCGCGGCGCAGCGTGTTGCCTGTGCGCGGCAAGATCCGGCCGGGCCGGCTCCCCGGGCGCCTGGGCGTGTTCGAGTAGTTCGGCCAGCCGGTGACGGTATGCGGGCGCATCGTCGGCCAGCAGCGCCAACAGGACGGCGCGGAGCTTGTCGCGGTCCTGGCTTGATGCCATAGCGTCTAGCACCACGGGCAGCGCTTCGGGTAGCGCCGGCTTGGCGCCGTACTCTGGGCGCGGCTCTGCTGCCACGGCGGGCGCCGCAGGTTGTGCGCCCCCTGACTCTAGCCAGCGCGGGGACACCTTGAGCGCCTCTGCGATGTTCAAGAGCTTGCGGGGCGAGTTTCTTAGGCCCGCTTCAAGGTTGGCAATCGTGCCTTGAGACACGCCAGCAGCCTTGGCTAGCTGTTCCTGCGTCAGCCCGCGGTCTTCCCGCGCCTGCTTGAGTCGTTCGGCAATGGTTCGCATGGCGACGATTACCGCAGGGACTTGCATCACGTTGGTTGGTGTGCGATCATCACGATCGTGATACCCGAACAAACCCCCATTGATGCCCTGGCGCGGGCTGTCGAGGCGCGCGGCGGGGTGGTTGCCCTGGCTTCCGCCTTGGGCGTTCCGCCCAGCTTGCCGAGCATGTGGCGCAAGCGTGGCCGCGTCCCGGCCGAGCATTGCCCGCTGATCGAGCGCGTCACTGGCGGCGCGGTTCGTTGCGAAGAACTCCGGCCAGATGTGGCCTGGGACGTTCTTCGGGCTCAGTCCCGCGAAGCGGCCTAGCTGGCTGTTTGGCTTGTCCATGCCTGCACTGTCGTCCATCCCTGCTGAAACCGCTAGAAAGGGCGTTGCCCTTGTCATGCGGCGGATGCAAGCCCCCGGCACGGCCATTGCCGTAGCGGCGGCGATGGGGGTCAGCGAATCGACGGTTTCGCGCATCAAGACGGAGCGGCTTGACGAGGTTGTGGCGCTGCTGTCGCACCTGGGGCTAAAGCTGGTCCCCTCTGAATTCAAGTGCGTTGACCCGGCCGCCTATGCGTTCCTCACGGCCACGCACCAGCGCGTCATGCAGCGCGCGCCCGAACTCATCTGGGATCAGGAGGAATCTTGATCGAGCAGCAGGCTCAATCCCGCGTGGCCGTGCTGTTTGCGCGGGCCGACAGCGTTTACAAGACGCTGCCAGGTGTGGACGTGTATGACATGGAGCGCGACGCGCGCACCTACGATGGCCCGTGGCCCGTGGTGGCGCATCCGCCTTGCACACGTTGGTCATTGATCAATGGCGTTGTGCTGTCGCGCTACCCGCACAAAGCAAAAGAGTTTGCTTGGGGCAATGACGGCGGGACGTTTCAGTTTGCGCTGGACACCGTACGTAGATGCGGCGGCGTGCTTGAGCATCCGGCGGGCAGCAGAGCATGGCGCCACTTTGGATTGCCGCAGCGCGGACGCACACCCGACAAGTTTGGCGGTTGGACCGTCGAGATTCGCCAATGCGATTGGGGCCACCGAGCGCAAAAGCGGACATGGCTTTACATCGTTGGCGCTGGCCCTGACGACCTGCCTGCAATGCCTCCTTCGCGGCAACACACAGCTGTCGTGGTGCGAATGCCCGAATGCAGGACCGTCGAGATCATGGGCAAAGCCGAACGCGAACACACACCGCCCGCGCTGGCCGCGTGGCTGGTGGATCTTGCTGGCCGTTGCAGCCGGCAAACACGAGTCTCCTCTAGCCGGCAAGTTGCGCGCACTGGTTGGGCCCAGTGCGAAAGCCTCCGGCTTTTGCCCCGGGGCGTAAGCCTCGGGGCTTCTTTCTTCCTAGGTAGTTGCAAACGATGAAGCTCACGCCATGGTTCCCTGGCGAAGTGAAGCCATACCGGCCCGGCGTCTATGAATGCCAATGGCGTCCGATCCAGTTCATGGGCGGGCGCTGGTTCAACGAATGGGACGGGAAGCAATGGCGGTATGGCTGCTATAGCGCCAAAGATCATGCCCATCTGTTTAAGCGCAAGCACCCGGTAGACCATGCGCTTGTGCAGCGCGCGCTGCTGCAATGGCGTGGTGTGCGTGCTGCGGGTAACGCATGAGCAAAGAACCTTTGGCACCCTGGGGGCGCGGCGACCTGATGGCTATTGCAGCTGTGCGTTATTGCCTCGGCCGCAGGACGTACATCGTCAGCGAGTGTGCTGCGTGGCTCATCTCGATGTGGCCATACCTGCAGCCGAGCGCGCAGGCGGTCATAGGCGAGGACGTTGACGCCGCATTTAGGCAGGACGATGCCGCGCGCGCTGACGGCACATGGATGCCGCTGGGCGATGACTGCGACCGCGCCGAATGGGGGAAGGTCCGCCAGCTGTGGAAGGCGCCGGACGCATGAGCAACGATTCATTCACCGACCGCGCCCGCCGCTCCCAGGATCGCCCGTTCGTGCAGCGCGGCATTGGCGATGTCGGCGCGACCTTCGCATGCAACAAATGCGGGTTGTTCCGCTCGATTGCTGGCCGGCGTATGCGGAAGGTCAAGGGGCTGCGGCAGTACGTTTGCAGGGGGTGTGCGGCGTGAAGCGTCCATCGTTTCAGTTCTACCCGGCCGACTGGCGCAAGGATGCTGCCCTGCAGTCGTGCAGCTTGGCTGCCCAGGGGCTGTGGGTCAACTTGCTGTGCATCGCCCACGAGTGCGAGCCATACGGTCACATGACGATCAACGGCCGTCCGATGACCGTTGCGCAGATTTCGCGCCTTGTCGGCCTTACGGTGAAGGACTGCGAGAAGCTGTTGGCCGAGTTGCGCGATGCCGGCGTTTCGTCTGTGTCTGATGAAGGGGCATTGTTCAGCCGTCGAATGGTCCGCGATGAAGACCTTAGGAACCGTCGCGCGGAAGGCGGGAAGGCCGGTTCTGAGCACGGCATAAAAGGCGCGGAGCACGGCGCGAAGGGGGGTAGACCGCCGAAAGGAAGGGGGGTTTCTGAACCCCCCATAGAACCCCCCCCTTCTTCTTCTTCTTCTTCTTCTTCATCTTCGGATGTTGGTAGGCCGCCGCAAGCGGCGACCCGGGCAATGCGCCTTCCGGCCGACTGGGAGCCCGGCCCTGAGGGCATGGCTTTCGCTGCTGGCCTGGGCTTGGCGAACGGCCGAGCGGCGACGGAGCTTGACCGCTTCCGCGACTTTTGGACGGCAAAGTCCGGCAAGGACGCGACCAAGGCCGATTGGCTGGCGACGTGGCGCAACTGGGTGCGAAAAGCCGTCGAAATTGCCCCTCCTGCCGCGGGCACAAAGGCCGACAGCGGCCGGCATTACGAGGTGCTCTGATGCGCGGACATCAACCCCTGATCGAGCGGCGTTTGGCTGGCTGGCGAACCGATGCCGTGTTCGTCGCGGATGTCGGCCACGACAAGGCCGGATGCTGGCGGGATTGGCCGTCGTGGGCGATGCATGCCCATGTCGAGCTGGAGGCGAAGGACCGCGTTCGGCGCCTGGATCTGCGCTTCGCTGCGGGCCTGACGGTGCACCTGGACGCGGAGGATTCGCAGCGGATGCGCGAGCTTTCGGATGCGTTCCTGGCGGCCGGCGCCGTGCGAGTTGTCGGCGCTGTGCACGCATGGCGCGGCGAGGAATTGCGCTGCGTGGAGATGGTCATCCGGGAGGCCGAGACGGCGCCCGAGAAGGCTGCGCAGGAGCAGGAGGAAGCATGGCCGGCATGATCGAACCGCAGGACTTCGCGGAGTACCTGAACGCGACGGAATTCAAGGCGAAGGTCAGGGCCGCCAGCGACTTTGCCGAAGACCTGGAGGAACTCGCATTCCCCCGGCGCGACGTGCCTGCAGATCCCGACATGGGCTCGACGAAACTGCGCGGCGTGATGCGCTTTCGGCCCGGGGAAGTCACGGCATGGGCCGGGTACAACGGCCACAAAAAGTCGATGTTTACGACGCAGGTAGCGCTGGACATGTGCGCGCTACAGCAGCGCACGCTGATCGCCAGTCTGGAGATGCAGCCGGAGCGCACGCTTCTGCGAATGTCGCGTCAAGCCTACGGCCACAACGAGATGTCGCGCAGCTACCTGGCCGACTTTTCTCGATGGACCGATGGCAGGTTGTGGCTGTTTGATCACGTCGGCCGCATCAGCCCTGCGACGTGCATTGCCGCGCTGCGCTACTTCGCCGACAAGCTTCAAGGCCGGCAAGTGTTCGTCGATTCTCTGATGATGGTTTGCGCCAGCGAGGAACACCTTGACGAGCAAAAGCAGCTTGTCACGGATCTGGTCCGTGTCGCCCAGGAAACCGGGCTGCATGTGCACCTGATCTGCCACTGCCGCAAGCCTCAGAGCGGCGAAGACAAGCCACCGTCGAAGTATGACCTTCGGGGGTCTGCGGCGATCAGCGACCAGTGCCACAACGTCATCACGGTGTGGGCCGACAAGGCGAAGAAGCCCGACGACTATGACCGGCCGGATGCGCTGGTGACGGTCGAGAAGCAACGAAACGGCGAGTTTGAAGGCCGCTGCGCGCTGTGGTGGCACGCGCCGTCGATGCGCTTTGTTGACAAGCTCGGCGCGCATGTCGAGCCCTATCCGATCAAGAGATTCACGGGAGTCGAGAGCCATGCCGCATAAGCCCGGCACCCCCAGCAAAGCCCGCTACAGCGCCCGCGGCCTGCGCGGCTATGCCCGGGTACTAGCCCAGGTCACGCGCGATCAGAAGACCCCGTATCAGGTAGCGGAGGCCATCAACGGCACCGCGGAGAGCGTGCGAGCCGTCATGTGGCGCATGGCCCGCATGGGGTTGATTCACGTCGTGCGCATGGCCCCGCCGCTGCAGCCGAAAGGGTGCCGGCAACCGGTGTTCGCGGCCGGCGACAAGCCACATTGCGACGCACCAGAGGTCCGGCGCTCACTGGCATGCACGACGTACCGGCCGAACGCCGAAATGATCGCGTTTGCCATGATCGTCCGTGCACTGCGGGACGGAGCGACGCTTGCGATGCTCCATGAAGACGCCGGCACCAGCAAGTGCAATCTTGGTCACCTGATGCGGGCGATGCTGCGGTTTGACTTGGTGCGCGTTTCCGGGTGGCAGCAGGCCACGTCTGGATGTCCGGCTGCCGTCTATCGCATGGGGCGCGGTCCGAACGTGCCTAAGCCCGCGGTGAAGACCAGAGCGGAGATTCAGCGCGACCACAGGCAGCGCCGCGCCAAGAGGCGCGCGGGGGCAGTGCTGACGCATCTGATCGCGGGCAAGCAGTCGGCGCCGTTGCGCTTCGGGCGCGAGGTTCGGAAGTTGGCTGAGGTGAGGGCCGCATGATCTTCGGCATCGACCCCGGCCCCCAGAAGTCCGGCTGGGAGCTGTACTCCGATGGGCGCATCGGTGACTCAGGCGTGGCCGATAACTACGACCTGCTGCGATGGGTGCAGGCTGGTCAAGGGGCGCAGCTGCTGGGGATCGAAATGATCGAGTCGTTCGGCATGCCAGTCGGCCGCGAGGTGTTTGAAACGGTCAGATGGATCGGCCGGTTTCAGCAGGCTTGGGCAGATCCTGAGTCGGTCATCCTCGTGCACAGGCACAAGGTCAAGCTGCATCTGTGCCAGTCGCCGCGCGCCAAAGACGCGAACATCAGGCAGGCGCTGATTGACCGGCTGGGGCCGCGGGGCACCAAGAAAGCGCCAGGGCCTACTTACGGGGTTTCGTCACACGCCTGGCCGGCGCTGGCTGTGGCGGTGGTTGTCGCGGATACGTGCGCGACGCCGAAGCGATTGGAGGCCGCATGAACTGCCCCGCCTGCACCGCAGCCCAGTCCGACCCGCTGACCGCCGAATACTGCAGCGGCTGCGACGAATGCGACGCTCGGTCGCTGTCTGGATCCGTGCAGTTTTCCGAGGTCATGTCGCTGCAGCGGATGACTGATCGCTGGCAGGCGTTGCTGAAGGTTATCGCGGGGGAGGATAAGAAAGACCGCGAGCGGCTGCATCAGCGGGTGAAGGGCTGGTATCTGCGGAGACTGAGGGCGCAGATGGGGGAGCCTGCAACTCAGGCGGAATCACCGGTTGAAGGGGGATCTCATGGCCGTTGAAGGTAAGCCGAAAGGCGTTCAGCACCGCGTCGCGCATGCGCAGGCGGCGGGATTCGACTTCGGTGGGTTGGCGGGTGGCGTCGGCCACCTTGCGCGCTGACCAGTCAGGGGGCGTCATGGCAGTGATTCTCACCCCGATGCAAGAGGTCTTCGCGACCGGGCTTGCTGCGGGCTTAAGCCAGTCCGAGGCGTATCGCCGGGCTTACCCGAGGTCGCTGGCATGGAAGGATGAGAGCGTTTGGCAGAAGGCTTCCACGCTCGCGGCAGACGTGAAGGTGCGGGCAAGGGTTGACGAACTGATGAAGTCGGCCGCTGCAGCGAACGGCGTCACCGTGGAGCGCATCGTTTCGGAGCTGGTGAAGGTTGCTTTCGGTGATCTGCGCCAGGTGATGACGTGGGGGCCGTCTGGAATGGCCCTGCGCGACTCGGAGGCACTGGACGAAAAGGACGCTGCAACCGTGGCAGAGGTCAGCCAGACCGTGAGCAAAGACGGCGGCTCGCTCAAGGTCAAGCGGCATGACAAGGTGAAAGCCCTTGAACTGCTGGGCCGGCACGTCGGCGCGTTTGAAACCGACAACCGCCAGCGCAACCCCCTCGGGTCTTTCGATCCCGGCCGGTTCTTCTCCGACCTGTTCCGCAAGCCCCAGGAGCCCTAGCGGTGTCGTTCCACTCCGGCCAGGTCGAGATCCTGCGCAGGGCGCGGCGGTTCAACACCGCGGCCTGTGGGCGCCGGTTCGGGAAGACGGCAATGGCGCTGGCCATCACCGCACTTGGCTGGCCCGCGTGTCAACAAGGCTTGTTTCGCGGCTTCGACGTGGGTTGGTTTGCGCCCAATTACAAGTATCTCGACGAGGCATGGCGGACAGCAAAGCTGGCCTATAGCCGGCAGGGCCTGATTACCCGCACCGATGCCCAGCAGCACCGCATGGAGCTGGCAACGGGCGGCAGCATGGACTTCTGGACCCTGGACGATGAAGACGCGGGCCGGGGGCGCAAGTACGGGCTAGTCTTGGTCGACGAGGCCGGGCTTTCGCGCAATCTGCTGCACATCTGGCAGTCAGCCATCCGGCCGACCTTGACGGACCACGCAGGCGGCGCATGGTTCCTAGGCACGCCCAAGGGGTGGAACGACTTCCACACCCTTAGCCGCAAGTCTGAGGCCGATGCCGACTGGGCGCACCATCACGCGCCCACGTCCGCGAACCCGTTCATTGCGGCCGGCGAAATCGAGGCCGCGCGCAAGGATCTGCCTGAGCGCATCTTCGCTCAGGAGTACTTGGCGCAGTTTCTGGAGGATGGCGGCGGCGTGTTCCGGCGCGTCACGGCCGCGGTCGACACCACGCTCCAGGCTGATCCGCACATGGCGAAGGCCGCGGACGACGGTCGGCCATACGTCATCGCGGCCGACTGGGGCCGGCACAACGATTTCACCGTTTACGTGGTGCTGGATGTGCGCGCTGGCTCAGTGGTGGCCGTTGACCGCTTCACGCAGATCGACTACGCCATCCAGCTGGCCCGGCTGCAGGCTCTGCACCAGCGATTCCCGCGGGCGCCCATCGTGGCCGAGGGCAACAGCATGGGCGGGCCGCTGGTGGAACAACTGCAGCGCATGCGCCTTCCGGTGCGGGCTTTCCAGACCACGCAGGCTAGCAAGGCGCAGGCTATCGAGGCGCTTTCGCTGGCTTTCGAGCAGGGGGCGCTTCGCATCCCTCCGGTGCAGTGGCTGATCGACGAATTGCTGGCCTACGATCAGACCCGGCTGCCGAGCGGGCTGATGCGCTACGGCGCCCCCCCGGGCGGGCATGACGATGGAGTCATGGCCTTGGCCATTGCTTGGGCCGGCGCGCACCAAGGTGACTCTCGGTCGCTCGGCGTCACCGTGGCGGGCCTATGACCCAGACAGACGAACTCCTAGAGTGCATTGCCGCATTGAATCCCGGCGCGATGCAGCGTGCGAAACGCCTTGTCATGGCTATCACCATGCTCCGAACCGGCCACACGCCGAAGGAGGCCCGCGCGTTGCTGCAGCGCCGCTCAGGCTGCCAGAAGGTCGAGGCGTGGCGCCTGGTCGAAATGGCCCTGGACATGGCCGGGCCGGTCGCAAAGCCTGCTCCGCCAGCGAAGACAGCAGCCGAGCGTGAAGGGGTCTGCGCATGACGCCGGCAGAAGAGGCTGCAGTTCTGGCCGGCGCAGAGGCCGCAATCGAGGAAGCGGCGCGGCTTGCGCAGGTTGACCTGATTCAACTCATCCGCTCCGGCGTCGACCCTCTGGAGGCCGTGCGGCGGGTAACGCAGGATCTGGGCGAAGACCTGCAGGCGGCGATGGCTGCTGCTCTGTCGCGGATCTTGGTGCAGTCGCTTGGCGAGGCGTCATCCGTGCCGATTCAGGTCGGCCCGGTCAGCCTCTCGCGGCGGCTGTACGTCGAGGCCGAAGCGGTCGGGGCCAACGTGCGGGGCATCGTGCAGGAGCACGCCCGGGGCTTTCAGGACGCGCGATCCCTGGCGCTGCAGCTGTTCGAGGGCTACGGCTTCCGGCCGGCAGATGCGGAACCGTTGCAGTTCAACCCGCGCGAGGATCGCCTTCCGCGCTACCTGCGCGAGTTGGTGCGGGCGCCCGAGCTGGCCGCGGAGATTGAAGGCGCGTTCGCGCGCATGCAGGCGGACGGACTGAGCACGCAAGCCCTGCGCGCGGCCTACACGGGCCTTCTGGGCGCTTTGGACGACATCGCCAGGGGTAAGGGTGCTACAGCCCTGGAAAAACGCCTAGAAGTGGCGTTCTTCGAGCGTATGCGCTATTTTGCAAAGCGGATCGCCATCACCGAACTGCATCGCGCATACATGGACCGCGAGGCGGATCTTCTGATGGCGGATGTGGATGTCGAGTTCGTGCAGGTTCGCCGGGCGCCTGGCCGGCAGATCCCTTGCATCTGCTCGCTCGTCACCCAGCGCGACCGATACGGACTCGGGCCGGGTGTCTACCCGAAGGCGCAGGCGCCGCGCCCGCCGCTGCATCCGTTCTGCAGATGCGTCGTGGCGCCGCGCTTGGATCTGACCGGATCGCCTGTGCCTGACGAGGTAGACGGCGCGGACCGCTACTTTCTGACGCGGGTCGGGGAGTCTGTTGCGGCGCGCATCATGGGCAGCGCGGCGAGGCGGGATCGCGTGCTACGCGGCGAATCAGCCGAGGCTGTTGCAAACGCTGGGCGCGATCCGGCGTATCGAATCCGCACGGTCGGCGGCTGACGCTCACTCGGCGCCGGTCAGGTTGCACCGGATTGCCATGAGCTTATAGGGAAGCTCTATCTCGTCGCGGTCGGTGATAGTTTCCACATACACCCCGCCGATGTCGCGCACCGCTGCAATGATGCTGGCTTCGAGCGTGAACAGCGCCTCATATACAGACTCCAGCCCATCGGCCGCGTCCAGTTTGACGCCGAAGAAGATCAGCGTTTCGACCGTGCGGCGTCCGTAGGGCTTGCCCGGCGTGACACGCTCCGGCACCAGTCGGATCAGAGGGAAGTCAGCCGGGCTGACGCCGGGTTCGCGTCCGATCTTGCACGACAGGACGCCTGAGATAGCGGCCAGGTCGTCGCGCAGCGCTTCGAGGGTGGTCATCATGGCGGCGACCCCTAGGCGCGTTCAAGCGGCACGGAGAAGAAGCCCGTCCCGCTGATCTCGTCGGCGGCTTCCGCTGCGGCGCGCTGGGCCTGCGGCAACAGGGCCGCCATGGCTGCGGAGTACGTCTTGAGCTTCACGCCGTAGAGGTCTTCCGCGTCCGACTGGTTCTCGCGGCACGCGAGGATGTAGGTCTGCGTCTTGACGAGGCGCTCGGTCCATGCGGCGCTGAACGCGCCTAGCAGGGCCACATCGGCAACGGCGCGATCCTCGCGTTCCTCGGTGCAGCGCGGCGCCAGAAATGCGTCTTCGTAGGTGTAGGCGGTTGCCATGGTGCGGCCCTTTCAGCGGTTGTCGGCTTTGCGGAGCGCGGCGTCGACGATGGCGCCCATCTTGGCGATAGCCTCGTCCGCGCTGCGGAACATGTACGGATCTGCTGCCGTGCCCGGGTGCTTGACAGCGCGGGCAAAAACGAATTTCCCGCCCGACGGCCAGCGAAGCGACTTCTTCGTCTTCGGCCGGATGTCGTGCGGCTTGGTGCCGAAGTTAACGAACACGGCATGCGGCGCCCGCTGCGGGTCGTGGCCGACAGCGCGGCCGGTAGGAATCGGCCGGTTGTACAGAGACTGAAACAGCGCCCCGGTCTTTGTGTGGCGCCCCGCGCCCGCCTGCGCACCATCGTAGGTCGCCTGCGACAGCCCTAGGATGGTGTGTTTCTCCAGGGTCGGCCCGAGTTGCCCAAACAGATTGAGCACGCCTTCGACGCCTACGATTCGTGCGGTGATCATGCGGCCTCCAGGGGCGAAACGCTGGCCGGCTTCCACGTCGTGGCCGTCCACGGTTCATAGGTCACCGTCACGCTGTAGGGCAGCGCTCCATTGAGCGTGCCAGACACAACGCGGGTGAAAGACGGATACCAGTCCGAAGGGTCGAAAACGACATTCGGAATCGACATTTCATCGGGGTCGTCAAACTCACCCACGGGCACGCTGGCGGCGTCGTTGGTCGATTCGTACAGGTACAGATAGCCGGTTGTCGTCCCGCCCGGCGCACCGTGCACGTAGACCTGAACGCGATAAGTGCCGTAGACGAACTGGTCTGGCGGCGTGCCGGTTGTCGTGCGGCTCAGCTCGGTCTGCACCACATAGGCATGACAGGCGGACGGGGTGTAATAGTGCGCGACGGCGAAGAACTGCGTAAACGGGTGGTCTTCATGCAACCATTCCGCCGATGCAAGAGCGCGGGCATATTGGTAGGTGTACTGGTCGGCCGTCTCGCCAGACAGCCAGCGGATCGACCATCCTAGCCACGCATGCGGCTGGCTTGGTGCGGTCGCGGTGTATCCAGGCACAAACTCAGAATCCCAGATCGTCCCGCTGTCGCTGTATCCGTAATTTGGATCTGTGAACCATGTTTCGCTCACGCTCGGCTTGCTGTGTTCGACGGAAATCGAATAGGCCAGCTCGTGGCAGCCTCGCGGGTTGTCCAGAAACCCAACGACCCGCGGCGATGCCCAGTCCTGGCCATCGAAGGCGACAACGACGCGATCATCAATCCGGAATGCCCGGCAGTCGCACGTCATGTAGGCGACGGGGACGCCGGTCAGCAGCTGCGCCTGATTCACGTCCAGCCCCTGCTGCGTAAGTGTGGCCGTGGCGAGCTGAACGTCTGCGGTGTCCGCGTCGAAGTTCAGGCCGACGATGGTCCCCCATCGGTATGTCGGCTTGAACTTTGCCCAGCCCGGCAGGATTGCGGCGTTGAAGAACGCTTGATGCGGGGCCATCATCTGCCGCGCGACTAGCTGCCCGTCTGCATCGGTGGGCGTGCGTGCGCCAGGGGCCAGCACCAGCAGCGAGGAATCCCCGGGGATGTCCATCGTCGCGGCGTAGGTGCCGGCTGCCTTGTCTTCCGTCAGGTCGGTGCACCAGACTTCGCGCGTTTCCTCGGCGTCAAAGTTGTTCCAGTAGGCGATTGACTTCTGACACTTGGCAATCTCAAACTTGATCCGCTCGACGTTGAACCGCAGCGGCGCGCGGGCGATCTGCAGGGCTCGGGCTTCTTCGAGCAGTGGCCGCAGTACCCGATCATCGCGGCCCTCCGGCGTCCCGGCCGGTAGCGTGTTCTGGCGGGCAACGATGGCGGCGATCTCGGCTTGGATCCGCACATTGAGCGCGGTTACGCGGTCGTCTTGCGTCTCTAGCTTCGCCTGCGCCTGGCCTAGCTGAACCTGCAGGCCCGCCAGCTGCACCGACAGCGCGGCCAGCACGGCATCCTTTGTGGCCTGGCCCCAGTCGAGGGCTACGGTGTAGCGCCCGCCTTCCCCGCCGCTGATGATGCGCGCAAAGCCCACGGCTAAGCCTCTGCCTCGCCGACCGTCATCGACTGGTCGCCGTCGCTCACGCTGTAATTGATGTAGCCGACCGTGAAATCGACTTCATCCAGCGTCGCAAGCTGCCCGGGGCGCAACGACCAGTCAATCGAGCATTGCACACGGCGGCCCGCGGATGACGTGGTGTAGCTGGCCCGCACGCCCTGCAGGGTGCGTGTCGTGCTCTCGGGCCAGATCACATCGGGCGCGGCGTCTTCGTAGCCGCTGATCGTGGCGCTGTAGTTCGTGGCGCCTTGCGCGTACTGCACGGAGTCCAGGGGCGCGGATGCAAGGGTGAATTCCACGGTGGCGCCCGTGGTCAGCGACAACAGGCCGTAGATGTGAAACCGCGTCGCCGAGGCGATGTCGTCCACATAGTCGCCGGGCGACGGGATCACGCAGCCGACGTACTGCGCCTGGTCAAGCTGTAGCGTCGCCTGCCAGCTAGAAATCGGCACCCGCACAAGGCCCGAGGGTGTCTCAAGGTCCATCACAAACCGCGTCGGCGGCGTGTCGACGACGTAGGGCGCTAAGTCGAAGTAGCCCAGGATGGCCGGCGACCCCAGCGGCGACGGCGCGCTGATGCGCCCGGCCGGCAGTGTCTGCGCCTGAATGGCCGGAGCACCGAGCGGGCTGGCGGCTGCGATCCACACAGGTTCGGCCACGGTGCCGGATGCCGTGAGCAGCAGCACCATAGACCCGAGGCCGTTTGATGCCCCGCCGCCCGGGAACGTCTCGCCCGGGGCCATGTTGAGGTCGCCCGAGTTCGCGTCGCCCGTGTTGACCGACCGATAGGCGGCGGCAATCCGGTAGTTATCGAGGCTGTCGCCGGTGAAGCGGGTAAAGCTGGTCGGAAAGCTCGGGCTGACGCCGGTCAGAGTGGCATAGATCGTCGACCCGATGGCCACCAACATTTGACCATTGCCCGTCGCGGTAACGGTCGGCGGCGTGCGCGTCCAGGTGGTGACGTTGCTCGATACGCTGCTGGATGCAGAGATCGTGTCGACGCCACGGAATGCCCCGTAGGCCACGCCTAGGCGCAGATCCCAGTCCGCCTGTTCCCAGTCCACATCGGTGCCGCTGTCGGTCGCTAGCACTGTGTCTTTGGTGTAGACCGCAATCGTCTGCGGGTTCAGCCCGCTAGCCTGGGTGTGCGATGCCGACTCGGACACCAGCGTCCACCCTGACGGCACCGTGAGCACGTCTCGGGTGAAGACGAACGCCAGCACCGTGTCGCCGTTGGCGAGCCCGGTCGGCAGTGCCGCAGTCAGCGGCGCCCCGAATGACTCGCCGTGGACGAGTTCGGTGCCGGCGACGAAAGTAACCGACACGGCGGGCCTAGCCGATGGTGGCGCTCAGGACTTCGACGGGCGCACCGGCGATCAGCGACAGCGTGGTCATCACCAGTTTTCCGGAGACTGGCGTCGATCCCGACTGTGCAGGCAGGGAGAGGTGCACGTCGCCGTCACTGTCGCAGATCTCGCCATAGGCCACCGTCCCCGTGGCGTTGGCCGACTCGTCGCGTCCGTCCATGGTCAGCGTCAGTTGGCCCGTGGTGCCGTTGACGGTTCCGCAAGGGTCATCGAGCGGGATCTGGGCGAGCAGCACGTCGGCGCTACTGCGCAAGCGGATGAAGCCCGCACCGCTGCCGCTGTCGATGGTCGTCACCAGCGAGTTATGTGCGGCCACCAGGGCCGTGACGGAGTACGTAGCAGATGATGGGGCCGGCATGGCGTGTCGTCCTCAGTCGGAGAGTTTGGAGAGCACCAGCAGGCGCAGCGTCGATTCGTTGGGGCCAGGGCTGTACAGCTCCGGCGCAGCCTCGAAGACGCCAGCGCGCACGCTGACGGTGATCAGCGAGTACAGCCGCAGCATCCGCTCGACGGCCGACTCCTGCGTCTCGGACGTTGGGCGCCATCGCAGGGTGATGGTGCGGTCGGCATCGCTGAACCCGCCGTCATTGATGACCGCCCCGCCATCCAGCGTCTTGACCCGGTTGACCCGGCGCGGCGCATCGGTGAATGACGCTTCGGGCAGTACGTCGATTTCGACGTACCCGCTCAGGTCAAAGGTCGGCGCGGACAGAGTAGCCAGCACGTCACACCCCCAGCAGCATCTGCAGACCGTCTGCGTTCGTCCGGATTTGGATCGTGCGCAGGATCTCCCACATGAACGCTTCAAGGTGCGGCTGCAGCCCTGCGCCGTCGACCTTGATGACAGCATCGCCACGCTCAAGCGAGGAAGCCTGCGCGTTCAGGTACTTGACCTGCGCCTCGGTCAGCGACTTCTGTAGGTTCAGGGCCTGCTGGCGGCGCTGGTTTTCGAGGTTGATCTGTTCCTCGACCAGGCGGCGGGCGCCCCAGTCCAGGGTGCCGAAGTTCTGGAGCTGGCCGAAAAGCGACTTCAACAGGTCGCCGGTGTTGTTGACCGTGTTGTCAATGCTGCCGATCAGCGCCTGAACGCGCTTCGTCTGCTCCTGCAGATCCGCGATGTTCAGCGAGACTTTGGCCTCAATGTTCTTGATCCGCTCATTGCTGGCGAGCTTCTCCAGCTCCAGCCGGAACTGCTGCTGGCGTTCCTCGGCGCGCTGTGCGGCCTTCTCGGCGGCTGCCAGGGCCTTTGCCTGCGCGTCTACGCTCTTGGTGGCCTCGCCGGATGCCTTGGCGACTCCTGCGGTAGCTTTGGCGAGGTCAACGGTCGCGATGTTGAAGGCGTCGCTTCCGATCTTGCCGTCAAGAAACGCCTTCGTCAGCTGCGCGCCTAGCTGGTTGATGTCGTCATTGCTGCGGACGCGCTTCAACGCGGCCTCGAAGCCAGCGAGGAACTTGTCGCCGGTCACGGCGGGGTTGTTCGCCAGCGCTTCCAGGTCGCGGACGATTTCCTCGATGCCGCTTTGAAACTTCTTCGGGTTGACGCCCAGGCGCTTCAACAGCCCGTCAAGCTCGGCCGTAGCCTTGCTGGCGGCGTCGTTCTGTGCCTGCAGGAGCTTCGTCTCGGCGCTGAATTCGTTAACCGCTTGTGCGGCCTCCTGTGCGGCCGGCTTGGCGCCTGTGAGGGCGTCTACAAGGCTGCGGGTGCTGCTGGCGGCCTTGTTCAATGACTCCGTGGTGTTGAACCCGAGGGCGCTCAGGTCAAAGCCTTTGCCCGTCAACCCTTGCTCGAAGAAGACGGCAATGGCGGCCAGCTGTTCGCCGAACAGTTTGACCGTGGACGTGGCGCCCGTCAGGATCGCCGTGACAGCGTTGACCCCGCGTGTCAATCCCTCGAAGGCGCCCGTATTGCCGATGTCGACGAGGGCCTCGTCCACTGCATTGCGCAGGCGGGCCATGCTGTTGACGTAGCCGTCAAACGTGGCGCCGTTGAAGGTGCGTTCGATCTCGGCGGCAAAGCGGGGCAGGAACTCGGAGGCGGATAGCCCGCCCTTCACGATGTCCTCCAGGCCCGCAGTGGTGGTGCCCATGGCTCGCGCGGCGATCTGCATCGCACCCGGCAGCCGGTCGCCCAGCTGGCCGCGCAGTTCTTCCATCTGCACCTTGCCCTTGCCCGCGATCTGTTCAATCGCTCGCAGGGCGCCGCCTGTTTCCTCGCTGCTCTTGCCAGTGGCCGCCATGGCCTTGGTGACGGCCTCGAAGATGTTCCGGGTCGCCTGGCCTTCGAGGTTGGTGCCAACGGTGGCCGCGGTCAGCGACGTGTAGGTCTTCGTCAGCGCGCCCAGTTCGACGCCAAAGCGGCCGGCAAGGCCGCGCAGGTAGTCGAGTTCCTTCCCGGTGTCGGCGCTGGTGCCCTTGACTGCCTTGATGGCCTTGTCGAACTGCTCGATCTGAACGTTGGCCTCAATGAAGCGGTCAACCACCAGCTTTGTGGCCAGGGCGCCTAGGGCCGTGTTCAGGAGGTTGACGCCCTCGGCTTTCTTGCCAACGTTGTCCAGTTCGTTGGCGAGCTTCCCGCCTGCCGTGCTGGCGCCGGTGCTGGCCTGCTCCAGTTCGCGCACCTTGGCGAGCACGTCGGCAGCCTTGCGCGACGCCTGGTCGTTGCCCTCGAAGATGATTTCGATGGAGCGTTTCAGGTCGGCCATGGTGCTTTAGCGCCTGCTGGCGCGTTGTTCGTTGCCGCGCCGTTCCCAGTAGGCGGCCCACAGCGAGACTTCCTCGTCTGTCAGGTAGCCGTGCGGCATCACGTCGGGCCGGTGTTGGTAGAGGTAGCCGCCGCGCATTTCCAGGACCTGCATGGAAAGCATTAGCCCGGGGTCGTTTGCGAGGCGGCTTCGGGCTTTCCCAGGTCGGCAGCCTCCGCGCCTTGCCCGGTCAGCTCGGTGATCGTGTTGGTGACGGTGAAAAACTCGATGGGGAACGCTTCGGCCAGCTTGACCGCTGCGGACAGGTCGAC